CTTGAGCCAATGACTCAGCATGTTTATACAAACCTTTTACTTCTTCTATGTCTGCCTCTGCATCCAATTCTTTTAATTTTAGTTTGCTTAGTTCTGATGCATAGCGAGCCCTAGCCTCGAGCATCAAAAGTTCTTGTTTGTTGGCTTGTTTCTTTTCAAAAAATCCCAAAACTGATGGGAGAAAAGAAGTTCCAAATCCGAGAACTGATCCAAGTAACGACAGCATTAGTTAGCCTCCTTAGTATCTTCATTAAGTTCAACAGCACGTAAAGATCTTATTTCTTCCATAAGTTGAAAGACAGCTTTGTAATTAAGTTGGCCTAATACATTTACTATTTTATTAAGTAATTCAAGACTAATCACATAATTTTGTGGTGCATTTTCTTCCACTGTTTTTTCTTTTTTATCTGACATATTATTCTCCTATGTTAATTCAAAGTCAAAATCTAATTGAGGTAACTCTTCTTCTTCTCCGTCATTGACTACCTCTAACCTATCAAAGACGAATCCTGATGCACGCAGTGCAGCTTCTATATGATAGATAGCTTCATCCAAATGAACTGATTCAAAATTATACTCTGAATCAAAATCATATGGAGTACTGCTTACATAACTAGTTCTAATTGAAAATTTTACTGACATTATGTTATATCAACAATCTCACATGCGTCTGCTGTGCATGCTAATTCTTGACCTCCTTTTGTATTATCTTCAACTTCATAGTCAGACAATAAAGACCAATCAATATTGTCAGGCATAGTCTTTGCTAAAGATAAATAATCTTTTTTGTTACACTCCTGGTAAGGAGCTTGTTTATATGTGTGATCTGAATGCGGAAGGAAAGATATACCTGCCACATCATCAAAGTTATTATATACCCATGCACCCACATCTAACCACTCATCTTCTTTAACGGTGATAGTTACGGAAGGCTTATGCTCACACCAATTTCTTTGATACAATAACCACAAATCTAATTGAGCAAGAGCAGATGTATCATTACGAGTTACAGCTTTTTCAGGTGATTCTACAGGGAAGCTAAACACTGCAGTATTATCTGGTTGCATCACATCATCTTCACAAGGTATGTTCTGATCAATTAAGAATTGTGTTAGAGGATCTTTCTTGTCCCCTCTTACTGTTCTTATATAATAATTAGAATGCCTTGCATGGATTCCAGAAGCTGAGTTGACTAGTTGTGATACAGTGCCTGAAGGTTTTACGCAAGTGATAGCTGTTGATTGTTCAATGCCAAGTGCATCTGATAAACCTAAGTTTGTATCGACTGCAACTTGACGTAGTTCTTGTAATCTTTTTTCTAAGCCTGTATCTGTTGCATCATTAAGTAACTCACTATCCATAATACCTGTGAGAGATACACCAAGAAGTCTTTCTTGTTCTGTATTGTCTCTCCAAATCTTTCTTAGATATTTTAAATCTGTAAGGGTAGATTGAAATGTGCCAAGTATAGTAGCATACTCTACTTTCTTTTTAAGTGAGGCAAGAGTATCGTCAGACCGAACAACAACTTCTGTTAGGTTACAGAACTGATATGGCCTTAATATAATTTCACTACAAGGATTAGTTCCAAACTCATGTTCGGTATCTCGTCTACCATTTTCTAAAGACTTACTAACAGCAGATTGTCTATTGTATATACCACGTTCTCCAGACTTAGAGTTATATAAGTTCAACCATTCTCTTATAAAAATACCAATAGGTGGTTTCTCTTTATAGCAAACAGAATTATTAGCTAGTGCTCTTTGTCCTTGTGTATTCCACCACTCTCCTGATTTAGCTAGTGACATTTCTTGATCATTTAAATCAGATAAACTAATTAATGCAGATCGTCTTACACCACCTACTACCACAACAGAGCCAATTTTACACATGATATCATGGCATTCAATAGGTTTCAATTTTCTACCTACTGCATTTTTAAATATGCCTACAGTAAACTGAAACAAATCATCTAATGGATCAGGTCCAGAAGATCTACCACCAAATGTTTTAAGCCTAGCTCCTGCAGGTCGTAACTTAGATAAGTCCCAGGTAGGTATCGTGCCTGCATAAAGTAAATGTATAAGTTCTCTATATGCTTTTGCCCATCCTGTTTTACTATCACCTACAATTATTGTTGTATCGCTTTCAATAAGTTTTTCATTAACTATAGGTAGCTGCTTAGTGTATTTACTTTCGACAGAAAAACCTACACCTGTGCCACACATCAAGATATATAAACACTCATCAAAGGATCGTATGTTGTCAACAGGAAGGTAAGAACAATTATATCCTGCAACATGACATCTTTCTAATGCTATGCCTGCTGTCATTAAAGCTCTCATAGATGGCATAATCTCTAAGTTTAACACAGCATTTTGTAATTTAGTTCTAAGTTCTGTGCTTAATTTGTAATTATATTTCTTACTTAAATGTGTTTCCATATAATTAAAATATCTATCAACTGTTTCATTCCATGTTTCTCTACGATTATATTCATCAATCCATCTAGCGTATCTAGATATGTGAATAAAACTTTGATAGTCTGTTGGTAATTTTATTTCATTCATCTTCTTTCTCTTCTTTTCTTGTTGTTAAAATAGGCGGAGTTAAAACCTCGTTCCCACTCCTTATGTCTTATGTTGTTTACATTGTAAGGGTTTTTTAATTTACCATTATAGAAGGCTCTTTGTCCCTCTTCAAATTGTATCTTTAAAGGAGGCCATTGACCTCTTCGTTTGAATCTTTTGGATTTGTATCCCTTCGATGTCGTAGAATGCGTCTGTGACGATCTGTTCCAATTCATTTGCTATTTCTCCATCAACTGGTATAGGATACTCTTCAGTGTCCAGGGTTAGACTCACTGTTAGAATTATCTGCATCTGCTACCTTTTGTATTAACTTATCTAGATACCAACGTGCTTTTAATAGGTCTTCTAAAGCACGATCTTTATATGTGTATCGCCAGATGTATTTGAGCATAGCACCTTTTAAATACCCACGAAATTCTTTACTAGACATAGACGCTTCGATAGCATCTATAGCTTCTATATTTCCTGCCTTGTAGTGTGAGGGTTCATTGACAACATCTTCATTCTTTTTAGTCATCATTATTCCTGTCTAAATATATTATGTTATCTTTTTTCTTAACTTTTCTGCGCTTGTCTTTAAAATCTCCTTCAAGGATTCTATAAAAAACACCTGAATAAAAAAGAATGTCATCATTATTAGCAGCATAACTGAAGCCAACCATTGCACGACATAACTCAGACAGTGCAATAGCAGCTTTTTCATCCGTAAAATGTTTCTTTGAAAAATGTACATTTGTTTCATGTATCCACTCATCATCCTTGTCTAGCCTGGGTGTAACTACAATGACCACATCATCTTCATTAACTTCAACTTTTCTTTTCTTCGACATTACTCTTGTCCTCTGTGTGTGTATAATAAAGCCATCTAGGTTCTCTTGCAGAAGATACTGGTTGAGGTTTATATTCTAATCCTTCCCAACAACTAAATTTAAAATCACACCAGGAACATACTTCGCCTAATACTCTATTGCCTGTTTCTTTTTTACGAAAGGTTTCAGGCTCATCTTCAAAACATCTTTCAAATGGTTTATTATCTTCTAATGCTTTTACTTTTACAAAAGCATCATCAACTGATTGTTGTACTTCATCATCAGAAGACTCATCTTCTAGGTAAGTAACTTCACCACTTGATTTATTAACTGCCCACCAACCACCAACTTTTTTCTTAGATCCAAAAGCATAGAGATGTAATTGAGTTAGATAGCCAAAGGTGTCGTGGCTTTTCATACCTTTAAAGTTTAAAAACTTATTACGATACGCCCAAGGGCTACAGGATTTAATATCATCTACTCTATCATCTGTGTATAAATCAGTTTCACCAGATAAATCCTCTATACCTACATCAGCACCTTGTTTTGCTAGAGATATACTAACCTTACTGCCTTCTTCATAATTAATATCGCAAGAAGATAATACAGCTTTTAGTATTGCCTCCACTGCATCTCCAAAAGTAACAATCATTTTGAAACTGTAGTTCTTATCTGCTTTCCTAGCACCTGCAGCTTCCATCTGTAACTGACACAGTGGCCTACCTAAATTAGAAGGTCGTGCCTTGAACTCATAGTCTTGTGATTGAAACTGTTTTCTAAGGGCTTGCTTAAAATCTTCGCCTGCTTTTTCTATAACTTCT